TATGAAGCACGAAGCCACAGATGCTAAAGCATCGTGGTAGTTCACTAGTTCGCGAACAACTTCTTTATAATAATACCGACATGGCGATCGCATTACATTACCGCAAACATTTAAGCATCAACGAGCTCGAGCCTCATATGGCAGAAAGCGATCACGTTCTTGGTCGTCCATTAACGATGCTCGAAATCGATGCCAATATGAAAACTATCGATTTGGCATTTGATAAAAATGAAGATGATCATACTGCGATCTACAAGGAAATTGCAAAGAAAGCTCCAATCAATTATCCTATTTTAAGAGGCTTTGTTGGGCTACCAACATATAAGAGCAAAAAATTATTACCGACAACATATGTTGGTGAAGGTTCATCATCACAACCGGTCCCAGTCGGAGCATTGGCTTTTGATAATGAAACCAAGGGTGTGATGCTTCGAGTCGATCAAGGTGCTGAAGGTTGGGTTGCCGTCAGCACCGAAAAAACAATGGGTGACTATGTTCGTCGTACTGGTGATGATATGACTGGACCACTGACTGGTACAACATCAACGTGGTCTAACACAATCAAGGCTTTACCTCCTGATGGTGAAGTGGGTGTTACGGAGGTTGATACAGTAGCTACAGTTGGCTGGGCTAAGAAAACAATCACTGATATGATTGACAATCGTTTAAACGGTGGTGGTGAAGGGTCTAATAATATTGTTATTAACAAAGGCGATTTGATTATTAATAAAGGGAATATTATTGTAGATGGCACAATCACAGCCAACCGGTTGCAAGGCGATTTAGACTGTGGAGTTCTTTAATAGATTGATGATTGTATCAAGTTTATTGTCGATATCATTAACACGTTGTTCCAATATTGCAATTTGATTTTGCATGTTTCGTTTTTCAAGCTGCTGGATTTCGGCAGCTTTTCTTTTTGCAAGATAAGCTGCCCGTGCCTTATCATTTGTATTGATGATCGCTCCAGAAGAATTGTCTCGAACCAGACCGTCAATTCCAAGCACTTTTGTATAACTCATTTCAATTATCTCAGTGATTGTTAAGTATTCAGAATACAACACATGTGTTGTAATAATTTAGATAGGTTAACAAAATGGATTTTTCAAATTATCTTGAAGAAGCGTTCAGTGAACGAATGAAGAAATCGATCGATAAGAAGCTTCTCACTAAGGTTGGCAAAGCTCTTGCTAAACATGTTGGGGTTGGCGTTGAACAATCTCAATTTACGTACGTACCTGGCTACCGTTTCCGTCTTGGTGCTGCACATCCTTCTAAGACTGGTGATAAAAGCGCAGTAGAAGGTTATGTAATCGTTATTCTTAAGGATGGCACAACGCAGCTAATTAGTGTGGCGGATAGTCGTACCGCTTATATTGTGTGGGAAGATGGTCGCCAAATTGCTCGTCGTGAGAAGATCAGCTCGATGAACGATTATGTTAAAGGTGTTAAAGAAGCGTATATCGTTGAACGACAGGACCGTGTTGAAACCAAGCAGCAAGATCGTAAATTCTCTAAAATAAGAAACGATCATCTTGCTGCTGTGCATTATGAGATTACCAAGCGTATGGAGGTTCTCCGGGTAGTTGGTACCGATTATGTTAAAAATGTAAATGCTAAATTCAACAAGTTTGGTGTTAAGCTCACCAAGCTGGCTGCCAAGAACATTAGCGACGATCGCATCGGTGTTTGTATTCAATTTGAATGTAAAGATGAAATGATGGAGCGTGCTTTCAACGGTCGTCCAGAAGTGATTAAAGATGAGCATGGGGCCCCACACATTCTCTATGCTCCTCGTTATCGTGTAAGCGATATCGATTATACTCCAAACAATTTCACTGAAGTTACTGGTGATTATTTTGAAGCTAAGAACAAGCTTGAAAAGTACCTCGAAACGTTCCGAAATGCACGTGAAGTAAGCAAGATCATATACGATATCGATATCTCAAAAATAATGGTTAAGGAAGATTAATCGTTATTGATACAAAACAACCGTGCGTGCAAACCACAGATGCTTTAGCGTCATGGTAGTTCACTTTTAGCACAAAGAAAAAGGCCCCTCAGAGGGGCCTTTTGTTTCACATGTTGAAGATATTAGATGCAGCCGATTACTCGGAAATCTTTGATCATTGGTACACTTGAACTATTATAGCTCTTGAATACGATTTTGACTGCAATTGTGTCAAAACTCTTGTCATTGTCATAAACATAATCGACATCAGTAAATTTCCAAGAACCAATATCAACAAGAGGATAACCCTTTTCAGTCTTTACTAGCTCCCACGGAATTTCGTTATAAGGAATTCCGCCAGATGCATCATACGCTTTACAATATACGTCAATTGAACTCATCTTCGGAACACAAGCTGCAAACATAATCTTTGCCATATTACACGTGTTCTGCATGTTAATTGGCCTTGTAATATATTTTGCATGTACTGAACCACCAATTGGACTGATTTCTTCAGTGAAACGATTTCGAATATTCATTTTCGTTCCTTCTGGAGCTTTACCAGCAGCGTTGGCGATTCTGTCAGCAAATAAAATTACAGCATGACTATTGACAATCTTATTGGTAATCAGGTATGGTTTAGTTGCACCTGTTGATACCACTTCAATATATTGTCCTGCAATAATATTTTCAAAGTTCTTTCGCTCTTCACTAGTGGCGCCTTCTGTAATAATTTGGTCAATAGTGATTGCGGCTGTAGCTCCTGGAGCAGTGACCTTTAGTCCTTCCAATGCTTTAGTCTCGATTGTCACAGATGGTTTAATCTTATAACCTGCACCTGGATTGGTGATATGAATAGCAAAGATTTTTCCATCAACAATTTCAGCAACAGCCTCAGCTTGGATACCTCCGTGATCAATATCAATACCAGTTGGCTCACCAATTTTGACCGTCGCTGTTTCGATATTGGCTCCGACATTGGTCAATTTGATTTCAGTCACGCGACCATAATAACCAAAATTATTCTTCTCGACCACATTAGTGACATCAAGAACATCATTATTGATTACTTGCTCATCGGGATGGTTAATAATGTTCCCAATTGCAATTGCACTCATACGATCACTATCAATGACTGGTGTCAAAGCAGGATTTGTACTAGAGAATGTCACATTTGCAATCAAGCTTGGCTTCGCAGAATCACGTAAGTTTGCTCGATTCCAGATGGCCATTGGTTCTATCAGCTGATTATTATCGTTCATTACAACACCAAATGGTGATACTAGTTCTTGACTTGATTCACGACCACCACTAGTGCCAGTCATCGTGTTCAATGTCATATCAAACGCAGTGTCGCCAAAAGTCTGTGTATTAAAGCTTGGATGAATAGTATCGTAGTTGAAGATTCCTTCAGCTTTGAACTTACCATCACCATAATAACCAGTCGTTGTTGCCGTCGTGCTGCCCAAATCGATAACATAACTGTCTAGGTCCGCTTCAACCACGGTGTGGGTACCAACAATACTACTATATGGAATTCCACCAATAGTTGCAACATTTTCATTGACTTGGAAACGACTGTCACGAATTGCAACGTCAGCACCCTTATCATCTTCGGTATCTTTAGCCAAATACAGTACTGTATCATGTTCAATATGGTCAATGATGCCAATTCGCTGATTGTCAGCTGTATACAACGTAGGCCACATGAAATGTTCCTGCTTGTCTTCACCAACATATGAAATCTTTTTGATTTCATGAGTGAAGCGAGTGTTAACCCCAACAACTCGGAATTTTTCCACATTGGTTGTGATTGTACCAGACAGAAGTTGACTACTATCGACTTCATTAATATCATCACGAGAGATCACTGCCTTCATGTTAGTAATCAAACCATGATTTGGATGATGTACACGAACTAGACCGGAATCTGCCTTAGTCTGGAAGCAATTTTTACTCAAATATCGAGGCACAGGATCATTAACCGCGAACTGTAGGTTGCCAATAACTTTACCATTGTTTGTCGAATCGGCAACGTGGAAGTTTGCACGATAAACAACCATCTTAAGATCCTGTGTTTGATCAGGGGTCCACGTGCTCGCATTTTGTGACTTCAACAGCACCCCAGTGTATGGCTGTTTGCTGACTAGGTTTGTTGTTCCTGGTACTAATTCACCAACCTGTGCAATCCAAACATTATAATCATTGCTATCACTGAGAAGAACAACTGCGTATTCGCTAGTATCTTCACAATACACTGGACTTTCGAATTCAAATGTTGTAGCAACATCATACTTGGCCGCCTTAACAACCTGACCGTCCGTGTCAACATATTCGACCGTTTCGGTGCTTAGATTGATCTGATCAGGTCGTAATGTTACTTCACCAAAAGGAAGAACCTTACTGGTTGGGATCCCATTCTCAACGGTGCGGATTTGTAATGTCACTGGCAATGGGTTTGTATCGTCAGGAATTGATGCAAAGAAAATATCAACCTTACTAATAAAACATCCACCAGGGGTTCCAATTAGGAACGTCTGAGCTAATGGGTCACGATATACTGCACGATCCTTTGTGGTGCTGTTTAACGTATTTGTAATCGTGCGATCTTCGCTCACATATTGTGTATTGACAACAGCGTTGCGAACTGCATTAACACTACGTTCGCGCTTGTTGTATGTTCCAATTGCACTGTAAACAACTTCTGCATTATAATCATTCTTTGTTGAATTTTCACTTAAACTGAAAACTCGATCACCACAACGGAATTGGAACACTGGCGATTTATTATCACTAGTACCATAATCAATCTTGTCACCGTCTGGGATCCAGAACATAAAGTACAATTCACCAGCAGCATTTGTTTTCAATGCTCCAACGGCATGGTTGCGGTTGCCTTCAGCCCACGCGACCTCACCTGTGGCACCACTAATTGAACCTCGCAGATGTGCACCCGTTAACGTTGCACCATCGCTATTTTCTTCATTACCATTAGCCGAGTTGCCCGTCAATGCTGTGCCATCATAGTTTTTCATGTTGACAACATACATGTAATCAACAACTCGATTCGTAGAACCCAATCCTGGTTGTTCAGAAGGGCCCTTGCCGGTACCCACGCAAACAGCTGTATAACTTGGGGTGTTCATGTTACTGCCAGTGGTGGCTACAACGACATCACCAATATCCAAGCACGTGCGGTCAGTCTGTTCAGGCCAGAAACTATATTTGGTTGCAATTATCTTGCGTGCATTATTACCAGCATCATTGCCAGCGGCAGTCACACCATCAAAACCACTTCCTGTTACTGAATTTGGTTTGAATTCAACACGCGATGCTGGAACACACCAATAATCAACCTGAACGTTATCAAAGAAAGGATAATATCTTGTATAAGGTTTGAGATTTTTAGCCTTAATCAATAACCAACGACTTCGCATGTATGGTATCGAAGATGTAGAAACAATTCGATCCCCCACAACCTCATAATCAATTTTTGAAGTGACCGTTGTCTTAATACCATTGCGTGACTGACCAACTTGCTGGGTTGTCACAGAAGTATCCTTCCAGTGCTCCGTTAAATTCTTACCTGCACGACCAGTCGTATGATCAAGAACACTACTATTGGTTGTAACCGGTTGTCCAAACCATTGGCTTTGCCAAGAATTCCATCTTGTTCCCTCCAGACTGTTTTTCTTCTCGAGATAATCACCCTCAACTTGGGTTACTACATCAGGAAGATATTCAGATTCAAACCAATCATCACTACTTGGGTTCACGGTCAATGAACCAACAAAAGCTGCAATCGCAAATGGGTTGATGTTCTGAATTCGAGTCGCTAATGACTGTTCAACAATTGGAACATGCGGATTTGCAGGATCCAGCGGAAGCGTGAAAACTTTACCATATGCCATGTAGTTGTTGCTAGCACGATGAGATGTCAAATCTGCCCCAACAGGTGTGTATTCACTCAACGAAAAGCTGTTCTGTGTAAATGGAGGACGACAAATACCTCGCTCATTGTCAAAACAACATGCAACACTCGGATCAGTTAATGATGCAATTCCGCCACTTTGGAAATTATCAACAATAAATCCTTGCTTGAACCGATCCATGCCGTCACTGTCTTGAATATTCATTGACTCAGTTTGTTGTTCTAGAAGACTTAAGGCTGTATATTCTTCGAGACGATCGATTCGTGTTTCCAGCTTGCCAATATCACGCATTGTGTAACGACGATTGTCAATCATATTGACATTAACACTTTCGTTAGATGCATCTAGCGTATATGGGAATAAATCAACATCATACACGTTCATTGACAGATTCGGTGTTGCTGGTGCCTGTGGGCTTGCTGCAGGGATCCCCTTAACATCAACAAAATTACCACGATAATCTAAGCAAATCTTGTCGCGTCGAGCTAGATAGAAACGATAACCCATTTCAATCTCAGTACCGCTCTTAATCATATAAGAACGACCATTTGCACCAACTACATTTGGACGAAAATCGATCACGTCGCGAAGATTAATCCCCTCAAAAGATGGAATCTCTTCATATGGACAATCATAACTGTCAACAGTGAAATAGTCCCCAGATTTGCTATGTTCAAAATAATGACAATATACTACAATTGGACGCTCTGGTGAACTATAACCACTCTTTAGCTTTAGATAACTTTCACCATAATAACTAGCGGTTTGACCAGTAATCAAATCAAAACGATCGGTGATATCAATATAAGAACTATTCTCGTTCAATGTACCACTATCAGGAACTGCATAATTGTACATTCGAACAGAACCAATACGATACACATCAGCAACCCCAAGTGGGATTGTGTTCATTTTTAGTGTATCTGATTTGGTAATAGTCACCTTCTTTTCTTTGCTGGTCTTTGTGCGCAAACCAATGCTACCACCACTCTTGCGTAGGGTTGCTAACATTTGGAATGGACCAGACGCGGTGCCGGCGACGGATACTGTTAAAGAACGAGAAGCTTCTCCTGTGTTAGTAGCAGTAAATGGTGTAATTTTACCATTGACAAACAGGATATGATTATCCCTTTCTTCAGTGTTCGCGAACTTAACTTCAGCACTTGGTGTTACAAAAGTGATCTCCGTCCTACCATCAACCACAGAACCGCTACCAGTGACCAACTCCATTGTAGTATAATCGGCATCAAAATCATCACCTTGTTCACCCACTGTGGTCTGAATCCATGAGTCAGGGAAACGATATACGGAAGCAAAACCTTGTGGGTTAACAATTTCAGTTGTGCACAAATACGCAGCCAAGTTATCGCACTTGCTTCGACTATCGGTTTGAATCTTATTTTGGCCGTTGATCACAACACATCGATAATAATCACCCCCTGCCTTAATGTAATCATTATCCATTAATTCTGTACGGAAACTGGTACCAGAACCAGTAATAACTCCCTTACCGTCACTAGTGATACCACCAGTAATTTGTGTTAGTACAGGATCAATATTACAACTAAAACCATTCTTACCAATGAAAGATTTGACCGTATTGGTCAGACGAACACCGTCATTCAATCGAATATCGTAGATGTATAAACGATAGACGCCTTTAACTGGATCATGAACAGCTCCATTATCCCACTCTAAACCGCGACAGCGACATGTGCCAATTTGATTGCCTTTAACGCCGGACGAACCAATATCAGTCATTTGGTCATAGATGGCCAATAGTCCAGCATCAGTCGAGTCAACTAATGGTGGTACACCAACGATGTTACTAACGCGAATATAGTTACCAACACTTGGTGTCAATAGCACACTTTCTTTGCTAGCAGTTTCACGCGCTTTATCGATCGAAATCCAACTCGTACCAACTTTTTCGATTTCAAACCCTCGAACATACGCTTTGCCACTTTCAAGGCCAATGGCAATTTTGTTGGGGTTGCCACTATCAAGTTTAACTGTTGCAGTTGCTTTGACTGCGTTGTCTTCACTACCTGGGCAAATACAACCATCGGTGCGACCATGACCACCTTCAAAAGTCACCTTGACGTCGTCAAACAAATATCCACTACCGTAACTATCAACTAGAACGCGAACAACCTTGCCTTCTGAAATTACAGCTGTTGCAGAGGCACCACTGCCAGAATTTGATGTGATGCTGACAAACGGCGGATCAACATAACCATTACCACCATCGATCACATCAATAGAAACAACTTTGCCTTCTGCAGGGTAAACGCCATTATTAAACTTTGGTGATGGAGTAAATTCCCATTGAACACCACCGTCTGACTGTTTACCATCTGTCCAGTTGGGCCCATCACCAACAGGACTGGTACCAGCAGTACGTGCAGTGTAACAGTTACCATGATTGCGAACAACATCACCAACCAAATATTTGGATCCAGCTTTCCACTGGCCACGATCATTACTACGATGTTCGCGCACACATGCCTTGAAAGGACGTACTGTGTAGTCGCCACTTTCATCATACGTACGTCGAGCAAGCGTTTTTTCTAACTCATTATATTCAGTTTTTGTCTGTTGTTTGATGATTCTGCCAGCCTGAATTTGACCAAGCTCAATAAACTTGTCATTGTCGACCTTACTGGCGAGATCAACCTTCGCAAGCTTCAACTCCATCTTAAAACGATGTGCGCCTGGAGCTGCATAGTTGTAGCTACCAATAGCATTATCAAGAAGCGTTTTGTCTTCTTCTGGAGTAACAATAGTTTCAAACACTTGAAGACCAATACGATAACTTGGAACATTATCATACTTGTCCAAAACAAGTGTTTGAGCATCAACTAATGCAAAGTAGCCATGGATGTAATAAATTCCTCGTTCGATTTGTGCAACACTAGCGATCCCAATAGCATCATCTTGATCAAGGATTTGAATCGACGATACCGCCAATTCTTCGAACGATTCACCAGGAGCCCATTGTGCCGTTTTACCTGTGTTAGAATCACCAGCGACGAAACGAACATACATCGTCGTTGGATCGTCACCAGACGCATTTTCAATATGAGCAACAGTTCCTTTGACCTTACTGCTGGTACCAGTTAACGTTCGACCAATCAATTGAGATGGATCACGCATTGAGGTGTCAATCTTGACATAACTGATCCCAGTATCAAACGACATCTCACCGTCTAATACACGAGCACCAGCCTTAAATTGATGGCTGCCAAATCGCTCGATTTGACCTTGAAGAATCGATTGAACCGCATGAAGCTCTCGGCTTTGGAGCGGCATTGAAGGCTTGAACAACACAGATAAGAATTTTTTGTTCTCATCATAGTCGTTAAAATATGGCTTTTGCTTCGCAACAAACATTCGTTTATATGTCCAAAAGAAAAACGGTTAATACACTACGTATTTTGTTAAAATTACTTAAGAGCTCAATTGAGGAACATAACTAATACAAAATATTTCAAATATTACCTGTGAAATTCAAAGCTGTTGCGTTAATGGGTGGCGGTAAAAGTGAATATGATATCTCTTTACAATTCACCGAACCAAAATATGGTAAGGTTACAGTGACTCATCCATCCAAATCCAAACCAAATGTTGTCGTCAATATATCATCTAACGTTGTGGAAGAAGATTATGGAAACACCACGTATAGTATTGGTGCAGTTTCTGTGGCTACTGTCAAAGGACAAACTATTCAAGTGAATAGTGTTAGTAATAACAACTGGTCCTTTATCATGCCGGCTAATGATGTCATCATCACAGCGTCAGAAATTAGACAGACAAAACCTTGTCTCGATGCAGACACTCTTGTAACACTTGCAGATGACCGACAGATCAAATTTCGCGATTTGACTGAAGATGATATTGTTAAGGTGTGGGATTTTGATAAAGGTGAATTCGCTGCTGCAAAATTGCTTTGGTTACCACCTGTTCAAGTTGCTAAAAACTACTACGAAATCACATTGGAAAATGATGTGATTATTAATTTAATTAATAATCACAGAGCGTTCTGTCCAGAAACCGGACGTTTCGAGCGAATGAAAGAATCAGTTGGAAGATGTGTTTGGTACGTTACTGGTCCCAAAAAAATCGTCAATGTTCGTTTTGTCGATCGACAGATCGAATATCGTAATGCAATTAGCTTCCATCATATGAACATTATCACAAATGGCATTCTGACAAGCACAGGATTTAATAATCTATATCCAATTAAGGATATGAAATATATTAAAACCGATAGGCCCTTACGCACTGAAGATGAATTTGGTTTAGATCGCCGTTGGTATCAAGGCCTTCGTTTATATGAACATTATACAAAACCTAGTGAAGCACGAAATTGCATTGCAATTTCGTGGGGAGGTGACGAATGGCTGATTGCGTAATTGTCAAACAACCAAACCCACAAATCACACAACCAGTGGCAGAACAATATAATCCAATTAAAATGTTTGATGGTGAAGTTGTGGTGATGCCATATGGCTATTGTACGATCAATAAAATGACAAGTGGCGTTGTTGGAAAATTAAAAGAAGACTATTTGTATCCACAATATCTATTTTTCGATGCTGGATGTGGTCAAACGGTGTTGGAATTTGACCAAGAATTGCCTGAAAATTGGGAACAAGTGTATCAAAAAGTTGCCAATGAACCTTTTGAGGATCCAGAATTAGATGCGTTATTGCCTGATGAAGTATTTCAATTTGAACAGGCTTTTACATTAGACAAACAACTCGAAACATATATTAAAAATATACAACAGTATAAAGAAACGGGCATCGATGATGATTATATCAACTCTCAAATCATTCCGGAATTAATTCCTTATATTGAAGGTCAGATGCCAGTTGAACAGCTGACTGTAGTTGACGATACCCAGGAAGCCGTCATTAATCAAGGTATGCGTGCACTCTCAATGACTGTGGATGGTGGAATTATTGTTAATCTGGGGGGGGG